GCCTGACCCAACTGGACCAGTGCGGCCTGTGCCGCCTGAGGAGTCGCACCAGAGAGGGTGATAGCTTTGGAGACAGTCTCAGTTACTCGCAGTAACTCTTCAGTAGACGCCCCGAGCTTGTCTTGGATCGCTAGGAATCGCGTGAATACCATTGTCGTACCGACAATGTCCGTACGAGACCGCTGGGCTACCGCTAGGAGTTCTTTTTGTGCGCCGGCAAGGTCGAACGTAGAGTCAGTTACAGCCTTGATCTGGTTCTGCATCGCCTGATACTCACCAATGAGGCGAGTAGCGTTTAGGGCGCTGGACACAGAGAACATAGAGACAAGCGCGTAACCTAAACCTTGGAGTAAGTTACGCGTCAGGTTTACTTGGTTACCTAAACCTGAGAGTGAGGCTTCGGCTTTCGCTGAGAAGCCTACAACACCGGCAGTGGATCGGTTCGCTCTATCTACCGCATTACTATAGCGAAGGAAGTTTGAAGCGACACGGCTTGTAGTATTACCGAGTCTGGTGATGTTCTGGTCGGTCCTTTGTGAGGCACCATCCCAGTTACGCATTACACGTTCAGAACGTACAACCGCATCACCGAAATCTTTAAGACCCCTACGGGCCATGCCCGTAGCGCCTAATAAACCAGACGCGTCCGCGTCAATTCTTACTACAAGCCGATTATCGTTCATCTACCACCGCCCATTAGACGTTTGAATTGTTTAGCGTACTCTTCTGCAGATAGTTTACGCGATTCTTCAAGTTCTTTCTCGCGCTTAACCTTATCTCTAAACTCCTCGGAGTTTGTCATATCGAAGGCTAGATACTCCATAACTTCATTCACGGTCATGGAGTTTGCGAGCGTACTAACAGGTATTCCGAAACGCTCAGAGAGAACGAACAAATAACGTCTAAACGGACGGTCTAGGAGTTTTTTGCTTCTTCCTCAATGTCTCCGGCAATACCGTTCAATTCCATACCGGCAGTCAATATCTTAATGAGCGCAGTATTGGATTTATCGTTGAGAGCTTTAATGTCATCAACGCTATCAAACATCGGGCTACCGTCTTCATTGATGATAATGGAAGCCGCAAAATAAGCTAAGGCTTCATTATCACCTTGCTGTTTTTGTAGGTCTTCAAATATCGCATGACGTTGGGCAGTCATGTTTTTGATAAGTACGTCTCCACCCCATTCTTCAATGTAGACACGCTTAGTTTTAATATCTTTAGCTTTGAGGATTGCATCTTTGGTCAGTAGGGTCATTACAGGGTCACCATTTTTTGAGAGGGCAGGACGCCCCTTTAAGCCATGTTTTAAATTTCATCGCACAGCCACATTTCTTACAGGTCAGTAAGCCGCCGTTGAATAAGCGGTGTGGGCAGGAAGCGCATATTTCTAAGCGCTCCTGCCGCAGTTCTGGCTCTGACCTTTGCAGTAATGGAATACTATTAAGGTTGAACGCCATAACTCATTAACTCCAGACGATAGATCCAGTAACCTTCAGGTTAGCAGAACCAGTCACAGTTGTGTCTACACCACCCGTAGATGACAGAGACTTAACGTATGCGTCGAACGTAGCAATGTCACCAGAAGGCAGAGTAACTACACACTCACGAGTAGCCTGCGCCGCCTTAGCCGTTTCCATTGCCGCCTGACCAACATCGCTTGGATCGCGCTGTAGTTCCAGCGAGAAGTTACCAAAGTCTTGAAGACCCTGACGGTATTCTTTCGCTGTAGAAGCAAGAGTTGTTACATCGATGTCGGATGCTTCACCGTCACCGAAAGAGAAAGACATCACACCGCCAACTGTCTGGGCTGTGGTGCCATCATTGAACGTAATCACTACGCCCTGAGCGTCTAATACTGCCATTTAAAGATTCCTCTTAATTGTTGGCGGTTAAAGGTATCTTGAGTATATCACAAGAGAATTTTATCTCTGAATATACGCTCGATAATTGACTGTGACTGGTATTTGATACCAAGCACCATCAATAAATCCCGCTGAAAAACTAGCGGTGTTAATCTTAAGGGTCAGGCCGTTATATGTTAATTCGCGCGAAGCTAAAAAGTGATTTGCGATACTATCGGCTAATCCTTGAGCTTCAGCTTTATATTCACCGGCGGGTGCGACAACAACTACCTGATACACACCCACATGGTTTTCACGATAATTTAGCGTGTCATTAACTGTGTTGCCAGTTAGTAGGTCCACTGATAAAAATGTCGTACCTTCAGACGGCGAATAATCAGAGTTTGCCCACGCCACAGGTGGTAAATTGCTGAGCGTGTTTAAATGCCCATCCAGCGCACCTGAAATGTTTTGTAATACGTTCACTTGGACAATCTCCGTAAGTGTCTTTCAAATTCTGTCAGCGATACTCGAACCATACCAGACGGCGCTTTGCGACTGAAACCTGCACCGGTGACCTTAGCCGTAGGGCCGTTCCATAAACCGAACTCAGCAAACGGGCTATATTCAACGTTGTTGATGATGTAAGTGCTCGAGGATTTATCAGCCTCTATCCTGTCAATGACAGTGTTGGCTTCAGATAACACTGCACCGGCGCTTCTAGGGGATACTTTTGAACCGTACCTTTTACCACTGTCGTCGCTCGTGCTTACGAACCAGTTGCTCTGAAGGTAACTAGAATCCACAGGGGTTTTGGACACGATACTTGCGAAAAGCGTCTTAACAGCCGCTTTGTATGCATCGCCGTTATAGTCTATCGCTTTGTCGAGGTCTTCCTCGAACCTACGCATGAACCCCGTGAAATTCATAGTTATAGGCATGATTACTTCCTAATCTGAACCTCATATGTGATGTCGATACCCTGAGCGCGTGATGCCGCAGGTACCGCCACAACAAAGTAATTAGTAGCGTTAAACACGACACGGTCACCAGACTTGGGTTTGTAGTCGCCTGCCGGCAAAAGCAGTTTAAGGTCACCTGTGATCACGTTGACCCCATCGTAAGACTGCTCTGAGATCCGCACAGTGACGACATTCACGGTCCAAGATGTGGTGGTCTCACCCGTTTTAGTACCAGTGGCAGGGTTAAAAGTACCACCCTCGGTACGTGAGAAAACTGCTGATTCGCCAAAATTGGCGATCATATCGATCGCCACGGCTTTCATATCTGTGGCGAGACCCATCTTAAGCCCTCTCTACTGAGAAGGATGAGATGCCGCCACCAGAGCCAGCGAGGACTTTTCCTAGGGCCGCGTTGATAGCACGATTAAGTGTGACGTTACCAGACTCGTCATACTCAACCTTCAGGTCACCGACCTGTTGCATCTTCACGCCACGCTGAACTGACGCTAGCGGATCATTACCAGCGTCTATGGCCATAGCAGTGGCGAGTTGCCCATACTTAACCTCGACTGGGATCATGGTGGTCGGCACCTCGAACCCATCGATATAAACACCAGTACGAGGCCACTGTAGAGCTTGCGTACTGGATACTTTAGTACCGATGAAGCGTTGAGCCTCGATGTAATCCATAGACCTGATAGCTAATACTTCTGGGTCCATAGTTAAAGTGATACCACGCTGATCCGCGTAGGTCTCAATGTTCGCTACAGTTACGTAGCTATTGGCACCCGTAACCTGTGTACCGTCTTCTACTACAATGCTCATCGCTTAAACCTTCGTAATATCTTGGACGTATTTATACTTGCCGGCTAAAACAGTACGTTTACGCCCAGCCCCATCGGTCATCTGAACATCATAGTAGAAGCTACCTACCTGATCGGCCTGAACCGCACTTGGCGCAAATTCGACTTGCCCGTTCACAGCGTCCAGAATCGTACCTGTGAGCTGATAAACCTGAGTAGAGGTATCAGCAGGCGCTTTCTGGGTATCAACCGTCAGAAGGAAGGTATAGCCTGTAACATCAAGCGGAGATCCAGCCGAGCTAATGTTAATCACATCAGCGTAGGTATCACCGCGCTTGCGCGTAATATCGGTCATTAGTCGATCTCCACATCAATCACGTTTGTTTCAATTGTAACAGTTATTGGTGCTTCGACCTCAACTGCGTATTCGGACGGTTCAATATCAGCAGATAAGGTCATATCAAGCTCCACATCATAACTATCAACAAGGATATACCCGTCACCAAGACCACCACCTTGTTGGTTATTTAGGTGGACCCAAGCTGTAGATCCAATTGGCGCTGTGCTATTGCCGGTTAGGATCTCCCATGCTGTCATGCTGTGTACTCCCAGACTGAGGTAGCGGACAATGTCTCATCGATAACTGTAGCACCGCTGGTGTTATCGATGAACGTACAGTTACCGCGAGCAATCATTGTTCCGAGTGTACAACTAGACGCAAAGGTGAGCACACCGCTCGTCATATCTACCGTGACCACATCAGCTACGCTGTCACAGTTAGTGATCGTCAAAGCGCCGTGGTAATCAACGACCGTAAGGTTAGCCGCTCCACCGCTGTTCATGTTGATCGTAACGGGTGCCGCCCCTGCAAGTCCTGTGGCTACGCCTTTAACGAAAGCGACTGATCCCACTGGGCAATTCAACGTGCCGTATGCCGCACAGTTCTCAAAGAATCCGTTAAGCGTCAGACCGTCAGCCAGAACACATTCTTGTGCAGTGATTGCGTTGATATGGTCGCCTTTAAGTCGTACTTGGTAGAATCGGGCGTTTCGCACATCTTTACCGTTGAGATCCACTTCAGGGACACCAATACCGCGTATCTCGATGTTCTTGAGGTTGCGGTCTAGGATAATGTCGCCAGTCAGGACAATGGTGGTCGCGTGATCTTCCTCAGCCTTATCCATTGCGTCAGTGACATTGTTAAATGGGTGATCCTGAGATCCATCGCCATTAGTCAGTGCCTCAGTATCTACAAACACGTATTTCGGCATGAATCGCAGGTACTGCACGTAATGACCGAACGTACCTTCAGCGTCATGTGCGGCGGCAGGTTGATCCCATACAGCGGCAGTCAGCGCGGCAATACGTGAAGCGTTAGTTTCGTCTACGATTGTCGCGCCGTAACCTGCCTCGTATTCAATATCACCGTTACCATAGACGTAGAATGTACCAGCGGCTAAGTCGCTCTCAATGTGTACGTCACCACTCGTAATCTCAATATGCCCCGCAACGGCTGATACATCACAACCGCCTAATCCCAAGTTCCCTGAGTAGTTAGTCACAACCAAATCACAGTGAACGCCTGAAGGCCAGATGATATAAGGGTAGACTCCTTCGGCTGGATGCGGGGTGCCTGAGAACGAATCTACAATGACACACGTTGTACCTGCCCCAAGCGTAACGTCACCAATGATCGAACAGCGATCTATGTAGCCGTTGATATGGAAAATATCCAACACAATACACTCACGGATAACGTTGTTGTTATCCAGTGTTCCGGTCACTTTACAGTTGGTGAACGTGGCGTTTGAGATCTCTGCGGCTGGGTCAATAGTGATCGTCACGCGGTTAGGGTTGTCGCCCCTGAACGTGTAACCATCAATAAACGAGCCTGACGTAATCGTAATATCAGACAGTATCTCAACTGTGGTCAGACCACGTTCCTCGGCAATATCATGCGCGTCAGCGAGGTTGTTTACAGGGAACGCTCGGGTGCCGACTGGGAACTTAGTTCCTGTGTACGTACTGTTTGGATTAACTGCAACTGATCCGTTGTTGAACGAAGCGGCCTGTAGTGAATACGCGTCCTGTAGACCCGCCGAGTTTGCTGTCCTCACACCTACGTTGTTGATATTCACTTTATCGGCAAGGTTGGAGTTCCCGCCCGTAATATTGACTGCGTATTGCCCATCCTCAAACGTTAGCGAATAGGGATCAAGAACCTCAACAACTTGCGCGAGGGTTACACCCGATATGGTCAATGGCGCTTTGTAGTTATGCGTGACGGGTTGAGGCATACCCGCGGGGTCATCCTCAAGATCTCGCAATGTCTCGTGGAACGTAGCCAAGTCCAACTGGCGAACTTCGATAGGCGTTGACTGTACAAGGATCATATCAGCGCGAGGGATATTGATCGTGTATGTTGCCCAGTCTATTGTGATTGCCATCTCTAACCCCTATCGCATATTCATAATGGTCGCTAACTGACCGCGTAACGCCATTATATCCTGTTGCAACATAACAACCGAATTCAAAGCGTTGTCGAGTTTTTTATTAAGCTCACTAACTCTATCACGCTCTATTTTTAACGCTTCATGTAACGCGTGAATATTGCGCTCGTTGATTAAAGTTAACTCACTCTCGTCATGTCTGGCCATATTAAATATCTGGGATCATCTGAACAGTAATATTAGTGTCCGAGGTGTTCGATACTGAACCACCTAGGGGCGAGGTCTTATAGAACTTAGTGTAGGCTTTATCGTCAGGTGATCCAGCACGTACGCGACCCGCCAATGTTTTAACTGCACCAAGCGAACCTGTCCAACTAACCTGCCCGCTAGCGTTAGTTTCGATCTTATTGACGAAAGTGGTAGATAGATCGGATGCGTATGCATATACCATAGCGCCCTCAATAGGGCTTCCTGTGTCGATGTCTACGACTGTGAGTGTTAGGGTGTATTCGTTTGCAGTGACCGCGAAAGAGCCTGTACCGGCGTTGTAGACGGTCGGAACCGTACCTGTGGAGGAGATCTTAACAAACTTACCTGCAGGTACGTTGATCACAATGGCCGCATCGGTAGCTGTACCTGTAGAGGTCGAGCTGAATGTTGGCTTTGTCGATCCTTCCCAAACTGACTGGTTAGCACCATTGTCGAGTGTACTATCCCAAACGATAGTCTCTGCTCCAACCTCAGTGTCACCACCTGTTAGGTTGGTAAATTGAACAGCATGGCTTGGGTTAGTTGTCCCATCACCAATGAACGTACAATCGCTGATCGTATCGTTATCGACAATCAAAGCATACGTACCTGTATGCGCGTTAAACGTGTTACCCGTGAAGCTGGTAGTCGTGCTAACGGTGATGTCTTGGCAACCAGAGAATGTGCAGTTGTCGTAGCTTGCTGAGCCAATGTCCTGAGCGTCTACCGATCCAAATACAACACCATCAAATACGTCACTGCTGTTCACAGTCAAGCTTGCTAGTGTGCGAATAGCACCACCCGAGAACGTTGATCCTGTGCCCGCTGAAGTGTCGATATACAGCTTGTTAGCGCTGAATCCTGTCAGGTTGCAGTTAGTAAGAAACATAAACGCGTTGGCAGTCACGATGATCTGGTTAGCATCTGCCGGATAAGACGTAACCCAGCTTGTGCCGTTGTAGAAGCTGGACTCCTCACATTCAATACTCGAACCTGCCGCGTTAAAGGCAGTTGAGGTCGATCCGTCACCAATGGTCAAAGCGCCTTTAAGGAAGTACGTTTTACCGCGCACTTCAAGCACACCCGCCGCTCGGTTAGCGTAGTCTGTCGCCCATGTGGCTAACTCATCGAATCCATTGGTTGTTGGAGTACCAGTACAGAAAAGTCCCTTAGCCGATACGATCATTGACTGGAAAATAGAGTCAGCACGTACCGATACGTCAGTGTCGATCCACACGCCATACGTGTTAGTCGCTGTCAGGCTTGGGGAGCCTTCGACTTCAGTACCCGTGGTCAAAGTCGGATCAATAACAATACATTTCCAACCACCTGCCCAGCCGTTAGAGTCGCCCTTGTTGGCGATATTCCAGTGACGGAGGTTTGCTGTAGAGCTACCGATAATAGCGTTGAACGACCCGTTAAATGTACCTGTCGCGTAGGCACTAAACTGACCGTTCGACTGAATGTTTACGAACATATAGACCAGCTCACCATTGGTTGAGTGGTTTATTGTTCCGTTATCTTGATAGTAAGTACGACCAACTTTAGATGCATATTTAGATGCAAACGAGTTCGAGCCGTACAAGTATACGTCAGGGTTGTCACCCACTGTACCTGCACCTAACTCACCCCAGCTACCGCCACCCGTGTCGCTGTTCTGACCATCGGCGTAAGCAACAATTCCCGTTCCATCGAAATCTATAGTTAAAGCCATACCTTAGAATCCTAAAAATAGGGGGCTTTCGCCCCCTGTCGGTTAAACGTCCGAGGTTCGGATAGCGGATACCGAGCCGCCAGCGTCACCGAGCGTTGCAGGCGTTTCAAACGTCTTGATTGGTGATGTACCACCATCGCGAACACGCACAAACAACGGTCTATCTGCCGAGTATACAACGGTGAAGGACTCAGATGTACCGGCGGCAAGTTTGTCGATATACGTGATGTATACGCCGTTACCAGCGGTTGCTGAATCATTCTCATCCGCGCCACTGAAGTCGTAAGACGAAATGGTGAACGTAGAGCCTGTGAAACTGCTGTAGTTAAGCAGAACATGGAAGCCCTGATCGTTGATCACGCGAATCGTACCCGTTGACGGTGTATCCGATGGGATTGCTTCGTTCACAACAACCGAAGTGACAGCCGCACCGTTCAACGTACCTGCAAGGGTAAGCTGAGTTGTGTCGATAACACCACCTGTTGCTGGCGCTACGAGTACACGGTCTTCACCAGACACCAGACCCGACACAGTGAACTGCACGTTGTTAGGTGGAGTGATTACCGAGTTACCTAGATCCGTCAGCTTATCAGTCGCTTTCAAGTCGCCCGCATCAATACCGACACCGTAAGCACCGATGATCGCAGAACCCGTAGACTGTCCGATAAACGTAGCGGATACCGAACGGCTAACGATAGACGCTGAAGTCGCTGTAGCAGTAACACCGCCCTGAGTCAGAGTCGGGTTGCTTGTCAGTGGCGTAGACAGCTTGAGCAACTGAATCCAGACAGTGTCTGTACCGTTGTCAGCCAGAACCATAGCCGCGCCAGTTACAGCACCTATATCCAGCAAGGTGCCTTCAGCGAAGTTACCGCCTGCAAGTGAGGTGTAAGGGATCTGATGTGTGATACCGCGGAACAAGTCGCCGCCTAGACCGTACAGAGTCTCGGCTGTACCACGGCGCTGTACGTACTTGGTGTACTCGTACAGGTTGTTGATAGTTGGTGAAGCTGGAGTTGAACCGCCACCGATATCCCAACGTGAGTAGTACGCTTCAGGTGTACCGTTGTTATCAACGTCTTGGGTGTTGTCGTAGCCAACGCTGTCGTTAGCGAACTGGTCCCATGTGCCCACTACAGCGGCGCTGTTAGTCCCTGTGTCATTGTTTAAATCATCAGATTCAGATAGGGCCAAAACATTGTTACCGCGCGAGGTGCCCTGAATCGTGAATTCCGCGTATGTGAAACCGAACTCACGAGTCGTACCCAATAGGTAACGACCGTCAATGTCAGTACCGCCGCTACGTACCTGAACCAAGAAGTTATGCGAGATACCTGCCTGCTGGTTTTCAGGTGGGAACGTGTAGTTCGCACTAGCTGTTGCCGCGTAGGTGTTGAAGAAGTCCAGCGTATCGTTAAGGATCGCGCCGTTCTGGTGGATGATAATGTATTTCGCGTTACCGAAGTTTACGACACCATCGTAAATGTCATCACCACCATTCTGGATGATCGAACCATCGTACAGGTGCTCTGCCGCAGTCTGATCAATGTTGAATCCGTTCAACAGCGTGATGATGTTATCAGTCGAGCGGTCAGAAGGCGTCAAGCTCGAAATGTCGAGGAGATCGTCGCCGCTTGCCGCCGCTTGGTCAGCGTAATCACCGAGTGCTCGGTGAAAGTCAATTACAGTAACGTAAGATGGGTTAGTACCCCCATGCGCGTCACCAATGTAGCGAATAGCCCCTGTTGAACTATCAATAGTCCAGTCAGTGGCTACCCAGCCCAGCGTAGATGCTGTGCCGACTACCGTAGTTGGATAAGCCATTATTTACTTCCTTCTTTAGGTTCAGAAACTCTGCGCTTTTTGGGCGCGGGTTTAGTTGGCTCAACCACAGGTTTAGCCGCCACATCTAGTTTAGCTCGACGGTCAGCCCGTTCCAATCTAGAAAGTTCTTCAAAAGAAACTGGAGCACCTGCCTCCAATCCGTCTTTATTCTTAGCCATAAGATCACCTTTGAGTTCAAATAAAAAAGGGAGGCATATGCCTCCCTTCAGTATAACGATCAATTAACCGTTAGTAACTAGGATCGCCATTGGGATGTTCTTGCGAGACAAGTCGCGAGTCCATACCGCCGCAGTCGCCAGCTCAGTGTTGGTGTAAGACACACCTGAAGGTGTACCAACATGGCTGTAACCTGCTGGGTGCAGAATCCAAGTCTTACGAACCCACAGAGTCTCGATACCAGCACCGTTACCCTGAGCCGCTTCACGCTCAACTTCAACTGGTACCATTGGAGTACCTTCGCCGTAACCGAACGCACCAGCGCCAAACACAACAGAGGTGTATTTGAAGCCAGAAGTTCCGCCAGCTACTACAGGCATAGAATCGTCAACGATTACACGTTTGCCCATGAAAGTTGGGATCTGCAGAGTCTGAGTAGAGTCCTGAACGAAGTCGATGTCGTTGTTCTTGATCATCTGACGGTAAACCGCAGAGTGAACAGCGATAGCAACGAAGTCGCCCATCATGTCGCCAGCAGTACCCAGAGTATCAACGAAAGAGTCAACGCCGATCTTGTTAGCCGCAGTAGCCGCAGTACCGTCTTCGATAGCAACATCGTTGATCATGTCAGAAGCGTGGTTCGCAACGTTGTCAGCGATGATACCGTTGGTAGCCGCGATCAGCTTGCGCTGCCACTGACGGCTGAAGTACGCATCAACACGACCGCGGATGTGATCCATCGCTTTAGCGCCCATAACCAGCTCAGAAGCCAGATCTGCCGCAGACCAACCTTGGTTAAGGAAGATTTTGCGAGTCAGGTGTTCAGACTGAGCGGCTTTCTTAGGCACAGCTACGTCAGAAGTCGCATCAGTGCTGTAGTTTACTTCGTCATCACCCAGATCAGTCCAGAATGGAAGCTCAGCAACTTTACCAGCCGCAGTCGCCAGACTGTCCAGAAGAGCGTTACGCGTTACGATACCAGAATCTAGGAAAGCAGTTTTTTCAGTTGTGTTAACTGCTGGAAGATCCTGAAACACAGTGACATCGATGATGTCAGAAAGAAGTACGTTAGCCATGTGTTAAGCTCCATTAGCCATAATAATCAGATTTTAATCGAGCATATTCTGAAGGATTCTCTCGACGTAGAGCCGATAGTTCCGCACCAGTCATCTCATTAAACTTTTTCGTAGACTTAACAGCACCGCCATTAGCCCCAGTGGCACCACCACCGCTTGAACCTGCGTCCACAAGGAACGCATACTTACTTTTAACACTGCCGATCAGTTCGTCAAGCGAACTTACCGTCAGGTTTCCAGATTCATCTAACACTTGGACACCGTTCTCACTAACAGCGAGTCGATTTGCGAACTTCTCAGCTAGCAACTCAGCCTTAGCCGTGTCCTTAGTTAAAGTGCCAGCCAATTTAGCCGCTTCAGTCTTGATCAGGGACTGCTTTTGAGCTTCTAAACTCGCCTGACGCTCAGCTTCCAACGCATTAATACGCTCTTGGGCTGATTTGTACAACTGCTCAAAATCGTTTTCGCGTTTAGCTTTATCCTCAGATGCGCGTTTCGCTTCCTCTTCGGCTTCACGCTTGGCTTCCTTAGCCTTCTTAGTCTCAGATAACAGCTCATCAAGCTTAGCCTGCATGCGAGCGTTCTCTTCTTTCAATCGGGCCAACTCAGCATTACCACTTGTTGTGGTCTCGTCGCCTGCTGGAGCTTTTACATCGTCATCGTTTTGAGGGTCACTCATAATATTACCTTCCTGTCACTAACAGTTTGGTGATGTAGCACAGCCACATCTAGTTGCATTATAAACCAGACTTGCTAAACGCAATTGGTTCTAATTGTTTCAACTGCTCGAGAGTATAAGTTTTACCCTTAGCAGAAACAAATTTATCCACAGTTAACCCGCCTTCGCGGAATAGTTTGGCTTTTTTAATGCCCAACACTTCTTCCTGCACTTTAACGGGCTGTCTCTTCAGCCAATCATTATACGTCTCACGTTTAGACACCAAACCCCTGTATTCATCCTTAACGATGCGCTCGTTTGGAATAGGGATGCGTATCGAACGGCAGTTATAATGCGCCGGTGGTCTTGGACCCGCGTTAAACTCAAACACGCGCCCATCTAAACTCTGACAAATAGCCGAGGTGCGGCTATCTAAGATAGCGACCCACTCTTCACCCTGAAAAAACGATGGGTTGGCTTTGTACACCTCGTTACGACCGAAGTCGCCGGCATGGTTGAACGCTGTGTTCACCACCGCCGTTGTCTGTTGGCGAGAGCGACTACGCGCCACCCTCTGCATCTCACGCAGTATCGCGTCTGTACTCTTGCCCGTACGAACGCCGTTACGCACAACACTGCTGAACTGACGCTTATTCGCAACAACATACGCGTTAATCATGCCCTGTAGCGTCATGAAGTTGCCCTGTAACTGTAACGCTGAGCTTCTAACCACGCTCCTCGTCACTGTCGGCACAACCACCGCCTTCGTCATCATCGCACCAAGCGCAATCGCAATAAACGCAACCTGATAGTCGGCCAACTCCAGCGCATCATCCTCTATACGTTTGCCAATTGCACCCATATGGTAGTCGATTAAGGTGTCCACCTCACTCAACGCACCCGCGGATGCGCCTGACCCTATGAGCGAGGTGGACATAACAGCACCAACGCTCGCAATCATCCCTGCTAGCATGGTAGTAACGGTCAGGATCTCATCATCACTCCGCCCTTTGACGAAGATCTGGTTCCGCACTAAGACATCATATAGATGCTCGTTCATTCAGTAATTCCGACTGGGTCGTTCGCACTCAACGGGTCGCTACCGTTGTTGGTCCCACCAAGGAACCCTGTCGCCCCACCCATCATCGGAGGGTTCTCCTCAACCTCAGCGTCGATCAGCTCATCAGACCTGAAGTCCTCAAGCCAACCCGCCTCGCGCAACTTCGCCCGAACGTCAGACTGAGCAATGTCACCGCGGTCCGCGAACTGGATCAGCATCATCGCTTGGTTCGCGTCGATCGAACCGTCGAAGAAGTCCCTGTTCAACGCAACGAACACACCGTCCACAGGCGCACCCATGAACTGCGCTACGTCCTCACACGCTGACTCCAACGCCTCAGACACGTTACCCACGATCGAGTTCAACACTGACGCCTCAGATGACGCCGCTATGCGAGCCGACTCAGCCGTCTGGTTGACCCCACGCTGAGTGATCAGACGCGCACCGATCTGAACCATCTGGTTCTCTTTATGACTCATCGCCTCGAACGCGGCACTGTTCGACTCTGCCTGCAACAACTGCGCCTTACCGCGCTGTAGCGCCAGACCCCTACGCGCACCCACCGTCACACCCTGAGGGTTCAACGCTTCAAACTCCTGCGCAGACGTATCACCGGTGTCGATCACTAGCATCGGTTGCCCATGCAAGTGCGTCCCTTCCTCGTAGTCCGCACAGTTGCGGTAATGCGCGATGTTCACTGACGCCAAGTCGAACAGCGGTGG